AGAGGCACCCGCCGCTGGCTGGATCGAATCGCTGGAGCTGCGCGACGGCGCCATCTGGGGCCGGGTCGAGTGGACCCCACGCGCCGCCGAGATGGTGAAGGCGCGGGAGTACCGTTTCTACTCCCCCGCGTTTTTGCACTCCGAGGCTGGCGTGGTCACAGCGCTCTCTTCCGTTGGGCTGACCAACAAGCCAAACCTTGAAGTTCCCTCCCTCAACCGCAATCAGGAGACGCCCATGTCGTTGACTGCCATCCGTCAGGCACTCGGCCTGAACCCCGAGGCCACCGAAGCCGATGCCGTGGTGGCCATCAATCAGCTCAAGACTGACCACCAGGCCGCCCTCAACCGGGCCGCCAGCCCACCCCTGGATCAGTTCGTTCCCAAGGCGGACCACGAGTTGGCCCTAAATCGCGCCACGGCAGCGGAACAAAAACTGGCCGCCATCGAGGATGAGCGCCGCGGGCAGGCCATTGAGGACGCCATCCAGGGCGCACTGGATGCCAAGAAGATCGCCCCCGCCAGCGCCGACTACTACCGCGCCATGTGCCGCACCGAAGGCGGCCTGGATGAGTTCACGCGATTTATCGACACCGCCCCGGCGATCGTCCCAGACAGTGGGTTGGACAACAAAAAGCCAGCAGGCGGCACGCCAGCGCTCAACAGCGAAGAGCGTCAGGTGGCGGCAATGCTCGGGGTCAGCGACGACGATTTTATCAAGGCCAAACAGGCCGACTAACCGGCGGTTGACCGACACTTAACAGGAGATTACAGATGATTATCACCCCCTCCGCACTCACCGCCCTGATGATCGGATTCCGCCGGGAGTTTCAACAGGCGCTTGCCGACACTCCAGCCGATTGGGACAAGGCCGCGACCCTGGTGCCCAGCTCCGCCAAGAGCAACACCTATGGTTGGCTCGGCCAGTTCCCTCAGTTCCGCGAGTGGATTGGCGACCGTGTGGTTAAGGATATGGCGGCCCAGAGTTACGCCATCACCAATAAGGATTATGAATCCACCGTTGGCGTCAAACGTACCGATATCGAGGATGACAATATCGGTGTCTATGCGCCGCTGTTCAGTGAGATGGGCCGGGCCGCCGCCTCTCATCCCGATGAGCTGGTCTTTTCCCTGCTGGCGGCTGGCTTCACCACCAACTGCTACGACGGCCAGTTCTTCTTCGACACCGACCATCCTGTCTACCCGAACGTGGACGGTACCGGTACCGCCACCACCGTGAGCAACTTTGGCGGCGGCACTGGCACCCCCTGGTATCTGCTCGATGTGAGCCGCGCCCTCAAGCCGCTGATCTTCCAGCAGCGCAAGGCGCCGGTCTTCACGGCGATGACCAAGGTGGACGATGAGCAGGTCTTTACCGCCAATGAGTACCGCTACGGCATCGATAGCCGATGCAACGTGGGGTTTGGCTTCTGGCAGCAGGCCTATGCCTCCAAGCAGACTCTCGACGTTACCGGCTACGCCGCCGCCCGCGCCGCGATGATGAGCGTCAAGGCCGATGGCGGCCGCCCGCTCGGCATCCGACCTACGCTATTGGTGGTGCCGCCGAGCCTGGAGAGTGCCGCACTGGAGGTGCTCAAAGCCGAGCGGGATGCCAATGGCAAGACCAACGTCTACCAGAACACCGCTGAGCTGGTCGTCAGCCCCTGGCTGAGCTAATCCAAAGCCGCCCGCTCCCCACTTGATTGATGGGGGCGGGCCACAGATGGAGCGACAGATGAACGATCTGAATATCCTATTTGTCCGCACCAAGCCGGGGCTGGCCCGGCGATGCCGGGCAGGCCTCTGCTTCGGCGAGACGCCGCGCGGCATTGAGCGGTCGATGCTCGATGATGCGCAGCTTGCCGCGCTGGAGAATGACCCCTGTCTGATTATCGACCCCGCCGGGCTTGATCTTGAGGCTGCCGGTCTATCGCCTCTAGAATCCGCCAGTCCGGAGCCGGAACGTGATGCGCACGCCGAACTCAGCCAGGAAGAGCAGAGAGAAGGGCTGATCCTGGCGGTGATGGGCGGCATGCTCGCCGCCGACCCAGAACGGGCCGATGACGCCAAGTGGACCAAGGCGCAGGCCCCGGATGTGGGTTACCTCAATCAGCAGTTGCGGGACGTGGATGTCATCGTCAGCGCCGCCGAGCGTAACCGCCTGTGGGCGAAGTTGAGAGGCTGACCTGATGGACTGGACGCAACTGGCCCTCGATGACCCCCGCAGTGGCGACGATGCGGCCGACCTGGCCGCGCTGCGCGCCATGACTGTGCGGGTGCGGATCGCAGACCCACGCCTCACCTACCGTGGCGTGTATGCCCTGTTTGGCCCGATCGAGGGTGAGCAAGTAGTGGCCGCTGTGGAGGCGTCAGCGGTGGTGCCGCCTCGCGTCAAGAGCTGGTTCCAGCCCTCCGAAGGCGGGGTCGATGTGACCGACCCTGGTACCGGTGCGGTGCTTGGCCTGATGGTCGACGATGGCGAGATGAGCGCCGCTCAGCGCGACACGATCATCGGCTTTGGCTATCGGACCCAGCCCAAATACCCCGGCATCAATGCCGGCCACCTGCAAGCCGTGAGGGAGCGCACCTGATGGCCACACGACATATCACCGGAACCACACTCGCCGTCATCGTCGGCCAGGCCTCACTGGCCGCGGGCAGCTTCAGCGCTGGGGTTGCCTTCGATGCCAGCACCGACCGCATGCCCTATCTGCGGGCCGAGTTGCGCGGCACCCTCAACACCAGCGCCACCGACAGCTGGGTGCACATCTATATCCTGCCCCTGGCTAACGACGGCGCAAGTTACCCGCCGTCCCCCAATGCCTCCTGGGCCGCCTATCGGGCCGGGTCGCTGCCGATCAAGCCAGGCGTGGCCGGGGAGCAGATCTCCATAGCGACGTTCATCCCGTGCCCCCCCGGCGGCAAGGGGCAGGTCTATCTGCAAAACGGTGATGGCAGCGTGGCCCTAAGCGGCTTCGATCTGGATCTGACCCCGCATGGGTTTGAGGACGCCTGATGCTGATCCTGCCCGACAACCGGCTGCAGGCGCGGGCGCTGTGGCGTCCGGATCAGCAGCCGACGGTGCCGGTGGTGCTCAACCAGGCCGATCCGTTGGCCCGTGGGCTGCATCGTGCCCTGCTGCGTGGGCAGTCGCAATTTGATCTGAACGGCCTGAGCCGGGATGCCGAGCCAGAGCTGTTGGCCGGTCCCGGCGGTACGGGCGATCTCTACGATAGCAATACCCCAAAGATCGCTCTACTGGGGGGCTTTCTCTACCCCTACGAGGGTGACTTTACCGTGCTCTCGGTGGTCACGCCGCACAACAGCAACAGCAACACAGTTTGGCTCTACGAGAGCAGTTCGGCCAGTGAAAACGGCCTGGGCAGCAGTGGCGGCACGTTTCGTGAAACCCATCTGGGCACCACCAATGACAACCGTTTTCTGCTCTGCCACCAGAACAGCCACAGCTCTTCGTCGCAAAGAGTCGAGAGCAACAGCACCTACTCGCCATCAGGGAACACCCCCTCTGTGGTGGTGGGTCGATATGTCGCCGCCAGCCGTGAACTGGCCCTGTTTGTGGATGGTGCGCTGGATGGCGAGCAGGTCGATAGCTGGCCCGAATCCCCCGCCCCACAGCTGGTGAGTTTCGATAACGATACCGGCGCCAACGTCGGCCGGGAGTGCCAGGCGACCCGCTACTGCGATCTGGTCTGGCACCGGGCGCTGAGTGATGCGGAAATCACCGAGGTCTCCCGCGATCTCTATCGGCTGTTCATGCCCGCAGGGCCAGGGCTACGCCTTGGCGGGCAGGCCCCCATCACCCTGCTGGCAACAGATCCAGCCGCCCAGGCTGCAGCCGACACTGGCGCAGCGGAACAGACCCACACCCCAGCAGCTCAGGAAGCGGCTGCCGGTGGTGGCACCGACACTGGTGCTACCCAACAGACTCACCAGGCGGAGGGAACTGACCTGTCGGCAACAGCCGCCATCGATAGCGCGGGCCTGGAGCAGACACATCAGCCCAGTGGCCAGGAGGTGGCCGTCCAGGCCGCCAGCAACACAGGCGATCTATCTCAGACACACAATTTGGCAGGCGCCGATCCGGCGGCCTCATGCACGGCTGACAGCGCCACCGCCACACAGACCCACCAGGCCGTCGGGACGGAAACGGCCGCAGCCGTCAGCGCCGATAGTGGTATCGCCGGCCAAACGCATCAGCCCGTGGCCAATGACCTTGCCAGCCAAGCTGATGTCGACACCAACAGCATCGGGCAGGACCACAATCTCACCGGCATAGATTCAACAGCGGCGGCCAGCCTGGATAGTGCGACCGCCCAACAGAGTCACCCGGTCGCGGGCAGTGAGGCCGCTGCTGGCAGCACCATCGACAGTGCTGCAACCACACAGTCCCACCAGACCAGCGGCAGTGACCTTGCCGCCCAGGCCGACGCCGACACGGGCGCTATTTCCAGTGGCAGCATTCATGCGGTGAGTGGCCAGGGGGCAGAAGCTCAAGCCGCCATCGGCAGCGGCAGCGTTGAACAGAACCACCACCTGGATGGCGCCAATCCCGCCGCCACCGCCTCACCGGATAGTGTGGTAACCCAGCAGACGCACCCCACGGCGGGCAGTGATGCACACGCCGCTGGCGTGATCGATGCCGCTGCTACCGGTCAGACCCATCAGCCAGTGGGCGACGACCTTGCCAACCAGGCAGAAGCCGATGCCGGTGCCATCCAGCAAAGCCATCCACTGAGCGGCAGCGGCACGGCCGTCCAGAGCGTCACCGAGACCGGCAACGTGGCACAGCACCACCTTATAGATGGCGAGCCAGCCAGCGCCCAAGCCGGCAGTAGCAGCGGCGTCACGAGTCAGACCCATCAACTGGCAGGCAGCGATGCCACGGCTCATGCCGATGCAAACAGGGGTGCCATCGGCAGTGGCCTGGAGCTGGCCGGCAGCGCTGCCACGGCCCAGGGTGCCGTGACAGCGGCTCCGGTGGTACAGACCCACCAGGCTGTCGCAGCCGACGCCGCTGGCCGGGCGACGATGGAAGCCCTCGGTATCGGTCAGCAGCATCAGCTGCTCGGCCTGGATCCGGCCGCCGCTGGCGATATTGAGATTCTGCTCGACGGCATTGGCCCGATCAAAAACCCACGGCTCAGCGCCGTGACCCCGCTTTATGGGTTGCAGGATGTGACCCAAAAGACCCGATTAATCCCTGTTTAGGAGTACTGCAATGGGCGTGAAATGGTACAACCCCGAGGTCTTCGATAACGGCCTCAATCAGATCGTCAACGATGTCGACGAGATCCACCTGATCAAGGCCTTCACCATTGGCGACAGCTACGCCACGGTGATCGGCAACAGTGTCGGCTCGGCAGCACTCGCCGCTCCCGACAAGGTGCTGGGGGATCAGCCCAGTGGCCGCCAGGTGGCCACCCCGCAGAAGAACACCACCGTCAGCGCCGACAGCGCCACCACGGATGATCTGCACTTTGCCCTGGTCGATACGGTCAACAGCAAGGTCGTGGCGGTGACCGACGAGACCACCGATCAGGAGGTTACCACGGGCAACCCGCTGATCATCCCGCCGCTGAACTGGAAGATGAACCAGCCGGCCTGATGAATGAACGAGCTGGGCATCGTCTACAACGGACGCCACAACACCATCGACCGGCTGCTGCTGGCCGACCTGCCGGATACCGGTCGGGGGGCCATCGACGCCGATCAGTTTGTACGCTTCCTGCTGGTGCTGGGCGAGACGCTGCTCGATTCCAACCAGCTGGGCCTGGGCGAGGGGCAGCCCTTCGACAGCTCTCAGTCGGTGACCTGGAACGGCCACGCGGTGAAGATGCTGCGGCTGCGCCTGGGTTTCCTCGGTCTGGCGCCGGGCAGCTACCGGGCGCGGCTGATCGTGTTCGATTCCGCCAACCCCAACGGGCTGGTGTGGGAGAACGCGCTGCCCATCAAGGTGGTGGAGTGAGATGACCTACTGCACCCAACAACACCTCATCGACCGCTACGGCGAGGCGGAGTTGATCGAGCTGACCGACCGGGCCGACCTTGGTGTGATCGACACTGTCGTGATCGATGCGGCCATTACCCGTGCCAGCGCCAAGATCGACGGCTACTGCCGAGCCCGCTATCAGCTGCCGCTCTCCGTTGTGGATGACCTGGTCATCGGCATCGCCTGCGATATCGCCCGCGCCTATCTCTACGATGACCAGATCCCCGAGGTGGTGGCGGGTCGCCACGCCGATGCTCTGGTTGCGTTGCGTGAGATTGCCACCGGGAAGATCCGTCTGGCGGCGGCGCTGGTGACCAGCGGCAGCGATGGGATGCCACAGTTCCAGCCCGGTACGCGGGTCTTCTCACGTGACAATCTGAAGGGGTTCTGATGGCCGATCTGGATGTAACCCCCTGGATCACCCGGCTGAAGGATGAGGCAACCCTGCTCAAGCAGCGGGTCGATGGTGCGGCCGGTCTGCCAACGGTGAAGACGGCGGTTCGCACCCCGGCAGCGTGGGTGATCCCCAGCGCCGAGCGCGCAGCTGAAAATCAACTGGTGGGTGGCCACAGCCAGCGTGTTACCGAGACGGTCGAGGTGATCACGGCGGTGCGTAACGTCAAAGACAAGCGCGGTGCCACCGCCCAGGGCGAGATGGTGCCGGTGCGCCGCGCAATCAAGCAGGCGCTGGTCAACTGGTCGCCAAGCGCCGACCACGACCCGGTGGAGTTCGTCAGTGGTCGGCTGCTCAAGTTCGGCGACGGCGTGCTCTGGTGGGTCGATCGCTTTCAAACCGCTTACTACGAACGGAGGGCCTGATCATGCGCACAGGCGGCAGCTACAAGAAACAGAACGGCAAGCTCAAGAAGGTCTCAGGGACATCTGACCACCCGGATGGTAATCGCCCACGGGATGCCAAAGGGAAGCCGTTGAATACACACATTGCGAGTAAGACGGAGAAACGCTGATGGCGCTCAAGTTTAGAAAAAAGGTGTTATTGGCTAAGGTGGAATCTACCTATGGGGTGGATGCGACACCGACTGGCGCAGCCAATGCGATCCTGGTGCATGACCTTTCCATTTCGCCGATGGAAGGCGATACCGTCAGCCGTGACCTGGTGCGCCCGACTCTGGGCAACGATGTGCAGATTCATGTTGGCACCCATGTGTCGGTGGAGTTCGATGTGGAAGCGGCGGGCAGCGGCAGCGCTGGCACCGCCCCGGCCTATGGGCCACTGCTGCGCGCCTGCGGCCTGGCCGAGAGTCTGCTGACTGGGCGGGTGGAGTATGACCCGGTGAGCGGTGGCGAGGATTCCGCCACCATCTACTTCAATTTAGATGGGCAGAAACACCCTATGCTCGGCTCACGCGGCACGGTCAGCCTGAAGGCAGACCCAAAGGGCATCCCCTATTTTCATTTTAAGTTCACTGGGCTCTGGTCCGACCCGCTGACCGCGGCGGATCCCACACCGGATTTCAGCGCCTTCACTCAGCCCTTGGCGGTGACCAACGACAACACCCCGACCTTTACACTGCACGGCAGCGCCTGGCCGATGTACGGATTCAGCTTCGACCAAGCCAACCAGGTGATCTATCGCAACCTGGTGGGTGAGGAGTCGGTGCAGATCACAGACCGGGCGCCGACCGGCCAGGTCACGATCCAAGCGCCAGTGCTGAGCACGAAAAACTTTTTCACCACCGCCAAGGCCAACGCCACTGGCGCGGTGCAGCTGGTGCATGGGGTGAGCGCTGGCAATATCGTTCAGTTCGATGCCAGCTGGGTGCAACTGTTGCAGCCCCAGTATGGCGAGAGTGACGGCGTGGCCACCCTGCAGATGGGGCTCTCTTTTATCCCCAGTAGCGCCGGGGATGATGACTTCAAAATCACCGTTAAATAGGGATTGAACCATGCTGAAACTCAACACTAACAGGACGTTTACCGTCCCCGTGCCGGTGGCCTATGTGGACGAGCAGGGCAAGGATCAGAACGGTGCGTTTGGCGCCACTTTTCGCATCCTATCCCAAGACGAGGCGGCGGATCACCCCGACAAGCGGCTGCTCGATCTGGTGTTGGTTGCTGTCGACGATATCGAGCTAACCGATGCCGATGGTCGGTTAACCGGTAGCGCCCTGTTGGCCGCCTGCAAGGCCGACCCGACCCTCTCCACGGCCCTGGTCTCCCGCTATTGGGAGTGTGCGGTAAAAAAGCCCCAAGGGCCAACCTGATCGATTGCGCCCGGTTCCTGGCTGGCGAGCGCCAGGGGCCAGATCAGGTGGTGCTTGACGATCTGGCCGCCTGGGGGGCCGATGCCCCCATTACTGAGCGAGTCAACGAGCAGGCCGAGGCGGCACAGTGTTTTGATGTGTTGCCAGAGAACTGGGACGCAGCCCGGCTTTTTGTTGCTGTCGGTACCCAGTGGCGTTACGCCGGCATGGCGGGCTTGCCCACCGGCCTCGACTACGCCGGGGTGGCGGTGGTAATGGAGCGGCTGGGGTTTGACGGCGAGACATTCGGCCAGCTGCAAATAATGGAGGGAGCCGCGCTGGCCTACTGGCGCGAAGACCTCCCAGACTAGCGAGAACGATGAGCAACGACCTCGAACTCAAACTGGTACTCAAGGGCGACGGCAAGAGCCTGGTCGGCACCGTGCAGCTCTCGCGCAAAGAGATCAAGGCGCTCTCCGGGGAGATGGCGCGTGGCGCCCGCTCCGGTAAGAAGCTCGATAAGTCGCTCGATGATACGTCGAAGAGTGCCAAACTGGCGGGTAAGGCGGTTAATCGTTTGGGGGCGATTACGGCTGGGTATTTTACTGGCAAGGCGGTGTTTGGCGCGATTAAGGCCGCCGATCAATACAACATTTTGCAGCAGCGCATCAGGACGGCCACCCAGGCGACGGGTGACTATGTCAGCGTCTCCAAGGAACTCTACGCGATCAGCCAGCAGAACGGCGCGGCGCTACAGGACTCGGTCGAGCTATTCCAGGGGCTAGCCCGATCCGCTCCGGAGCTGAACGCCACCAACGACCAGATGTTGCGGCTGACCAACCTGGTGCAGCAGCTCGGCGCGATCAGCGGCGCCAGCGATTCAGCGATGAGCGCCGGCATGCTCCAGTTCGGCCAAGCAATGGCGGCAGGAGTGGTGCGTGCCGAGGAGATGAACTCCCTGTTGGAGAACGTGCCGGAGCTGGCCAACCGCATCGCCAAGGGGCTGAACATGACCGTCGGTGAGCTACGCCAGGCGGTGCTCAAAGGCGAGGTGCTGAGCAAGGATGTGTTTCAGGCGCTGATCAAGCAGGCAGGCGAGATCGACAAGGAGTTCAAGTCGATGCCGCCGACCCTGGAGCGCTCGACCCAGACCCTGTCCAACAGCTTCGACAAGTTCCTTGGCAGTCTGGATCAATCGATCGGTCTCTCCCAGACGCTGGCGAAGAATTTCACCGGCCTGGCCAGCACGCTCGACCGGATGGCAAAGACCCCCTACCTGTTCCTGCCCGAGATCAAAGACCACACCAAGGTCAGTGACCGGGATCGGCTGACACAGATCGGCAGTGGCACCGGCAAGGGGGCGACTGGCGCCAGCTTTGCCATGGTGGCGCAAGACCTGGCCCGCCTGGAGGAGGAGGTCGCGCGCACCACCCAGACCATGCAGGCCCAGCTGCTCAGCTGGGGACCGGACATGACCAAATGGACCGACGTCCAGCGCCAGGCGTTCGACCTGCTCACCCAGTCGGCCCGCCAGCAGGGCGCTGCGATCGCCCGGCTGAAGCCGGAGTATGAGGGGCTGAAGCGGGCCCTAGGCGCCCCCGAGGAGACAGCCAAAGCGGCCGGTCCCACGGACAAAGAGCTGGCGCAGATCACCAAGATTATCGAGGGGATACGAGAGAAACGCGCCCAGCTTGAGATGACCGCCGCCGAGCAGGTGCGCTATCAGCTGACCACCCTGCATGCCACCGAGGCCCAGCAGCGCCAGGCGGTGGTGCTGGTCGAGAGTATCGAACACGAGCGCATGCTGAGCGGTGAGCTGGATGCCGTCATCGCCCAACAGGAGGCCATGGAACAGGCCTACGACGCGCGGATGCAGGCCAACCAGGGGGTGGTCGAGGCGCTGGAGGAGGAGCTGGAGTTGATGCGCCTTGGCGAGCGGGAGCGGGCCGCTGAGATCGAGATGCGCAAGCTCTCCGTCGATGCCACCGACGAACAGCGCGAGCGGGTGCGGCAACTGGCCGGCGAGATGTACGAGGCGCAAAATGCCCAGCGTAAGTTGACCGATGCGGGGCAGCAGGGCTTCAAGGAGCTGAAGCAGGCGGTGGAGGGGTGGGGCAAATCGTTCGCCCGCACCCTGGCCTCTGGCGAGCAGGATTTCAAGGGGTTCGCCCGCTCCATTGTCCAACAGATGCAGGAGATCCTGATCAGTAAGGCGACAGACCCGCTGTTCAGCGCCTTTGGGGATTGGGTCTCTGGCGCGGTCGGCGGCGGTGGCAAAGGGGGTGGCGGCTTCGATTTTGGCAGTATTGCCAGCAGCATTGGCAACTTCTTCGGCGGGGGCGGTGGCATGGGCGGCGGTAGCGCCAGCTTCTTCAGCTCTTTCTTCGCCGATGGCGGTGTGATGACCAGCGCCGGGCCGCTGCCGCTCCACTACTATGCCGAGGGCGGTATCGTCAATCGGCCCCAGGTGCGGGTGGCGGGGGAACGCTACACCCCGGAGGCGATCGTACCGCTGCCGAATGGCCGCGCCATCCCCGTGCAGATGCAGGGTGGCGGTGGTGGTGGCGTGGTCTATTCGCCTACCTTCAATATCAATGCCACCAGTGGCGGAGACAAGGCAGAGCTGCGCAAGATCGCCCGTGATGTCTCCGACGAGGGGCTGGCCAAGTTCAAGCGTGAGATCGGCCGTGGCGGGAGCGCCGCCCGTCTGGTTGGGAGGCGCCGCTAATGCCAACCCCAACCTGGCCGGCCACCCTTAACCCGAGCAGCGTCGAGTGGCGGTTGGTCTCCAATACCAGCCGTTTTGTCAGCCCGTTCAACGGCGCCGTTGAGACCCAAGAGCGCCCCGGCGCCCGTTGGCAAGTGACCCTCGGTTACGACCAGTGGCGGCGTGAGGATATCGCCGAGTATGAGGCGTTTCTGGTGGCGCTGCGCGGCAGCGCTGGGCGGTTCTATCTCTGGAATCATGCGCGGGAGACGATCCGCGGCTATCTGGGCGCGCCGCAGTTCAAGTCTCTGGACCAGGGTACCGGGCAGCTGGTGACGGGCAACTGGCCGGCGAACCGCAGCGGCGTGCTGCTGAAGGGGGATATGATCGGTGTCGGCGGTGAGCTGAAGATGGTCGTTGAGGATGCCAACAGCGATGGCGGCGGTACCGCCTGGGTACAGGCCGAGCCGCCGCTGCGCACCACACCGCCCCTCGATACTCCCATTGTGATCACCAAAGCCGCCGGGCTGTTCATGCTGCTGGATGACGATCAGGCCGGGTTTTCCTATCAGGGGCCGTTGGGCGGCTTCTCGATCCAAGTGATGGAGGCGTTCTGATGGGACGGGATCTCAACGCCACGACGCAGGCCCAGATCGACACCGGCCACATCCCGATGCTGGCGCTGGTGGAACTGGAGTTTGGCAGCGGAGTGCTGCGTCTTCACTCCGGCGCGGGCGAGATCAACTGGAACGGCCAGACCTGGGTCGGCGCCGGCTCCCTGGGGGAGATCTCGACCATCCAGGAGACCGATGAGCTACAGGCGGATGAGATTCAGCTGGGGCTGTCCGGTATCAGTCCTGCCCTGATCAGCACCGCGATGAGCGAGGATTTTCACGGCAGGCCGGCCAAGATCTGGCTAGCCATCCTCGACAGCGCCTATCAGATCCAGGGCGACCCCATCGGACCCTGGGGCGGCACCATGGACACCATGGATGGCGAGCTTGGGGAGACGGGGCGCATCGTGGTGACGGTGAAGAACCGGCTCTCTGATTGGGAGCGGCCACGCATCCGCCGCTACACCAACGAGGACCAGCAGGCGGAGTATCCCGGCGACCGGGGTATGGAGTATGTCAGCCAGATGGCGGAGAAGGAGATCGTCTGGTGAGTGGAGTGATCGTCCCGCCCCTGGCGCTTGGCGCTAACCCGAACAGCGGGCCTAAGCGCCGCGCCAACTGGGAGCGCCGGCTGATCTGGTGGTGTGACGGCAACCGTGAGCGGCCCTTTGAGTGGGGGGTGTTCGACTGCGCCCTGGCGGCGGCCGATGCGGTAGAGCTGCTCACTGGCGAGGATCCGGCAGCAGAATTCAGGGGGCGTTATCGCTCCGCTAAAGGGGCGTTAACCGTGATTAAAAACAGCGGGTACGGAAGCCTTGAGGGACTGGTTACTCACCAGATTGGTAAGCCGCTCGCCTCGCCAAAACTGGCGCAGCGCGGTGATCTGGTGCTGGCCGAGCTGGATCATGGCCCGACATTGTTGGTCTGCGTCGGCGCCCAGGCGTTCGGGCCTGGCGTGGCTGGGCTTGTCCCGGTGCCGATGGCCCGCTGGACGCGGGCCTGGAGGGTTGGCTGATGCGTGGCTCAATCCAGCAGGTCGGGGGTTTCTGGTGGCGGCAGCGGCGGCAGTGGCTGTGTGGATACACAGGTGTAGTCCAGAAACAGCACCGGGTTGTTGTCGGCCCGGTTGCGGGAGTAGATTTTGTTGACATCGAAGCTATTGAGGCAGGCCTCGGCGGCGCGCTTCATCAGGCTGTTCATGACGAGCCACGCCGGATCATACATCGTGGCCGCATCCAGCGGCGGCACGCGGTAGTCGCTGCTGACGGTTGCGCCAATGGCTGGCGGCAATGCCAGCAGCCCGCTAATCAGGGCAAGGATAGGCAAGCGTTTCATGGTGGTCTCCTGTTTGTGTGGGGAGGGCCAGTATAATGCCTGCCGTGGCTCTCGCGGCTGTTGCCTATGCCGCCGGTTATATGTCGCTCCAGGCGTTTGTCGTTCAGGTTGCGATGGCGGCGCTCAGCATGGTGATGGCGGAGAGCAAAAAGCCCGATACGCCGTTCGACGCCGAGGCCAAGGGCCGCAGCCGGATGCTGCGTTCGCCGGTGTCACCCCATCGGGTGATCTACGGTCGTGCCCAGGTCTCGGGGACAATGGTCTATGGCACGGTTACCGGCGATGATCCTAAGTATCTGCATATGGTGATTGTTCTCTCAGGCCGGGAACTGACCTCGATCGGCCAGATCTATCTCAACGATAAGCCGATCCTCGCCGAGGAGGAGGATGCCAACGGCAATGTGATCGCTGGCGACTATGCCAACCATGTGCGCATCAAGCGCCACCTTGGCAGTCCAGATCAGCTGGCTGATGCCGACCTGGTGGCGGAGATGGGGGGGGTGGAGTGGACCAACGACCACCGGCTGCGCGGGCGCGCCTATATCTATGTGCGGCTGAAGCAGAACCGGGAGGTGTTCGCGACAGGGGTGCCAAACATCAAGGCCGATGTGCAGGGGCATGCGGTCTATGATCCCCGCTCTGGCCAGACCGTCTGGAGCGACAACGCAGCGCTCTGCGCGCTGGATTATTTGCGCTGGTCGGGTGGTATCGGCTCACCCGATAGCGAGATCGATATGGCGAGTTGGATTGCCGCCGCCAACGCCTGTGACGAGGCGGTCAGCCTGGGTGGGAGCACCCAGCCGCGCTACACCTGCAACGGCACGTTCACTGTCGACCGTCAGCCAATCGCGGTGCTGGAGGAGATCAAGTCGGCGATGGCCGGGGCGGTGGTCTGGACCATGGGGCACTGGGAGGGCTACGCGGGGGTGGCGGCGCCCGCCACTGGGGCGATCAGCGAGAGTGATTTTCGCGGCTCGATCCAGTACCGCAACAAGCCGGGGCGTGATGGCCGCTTCAACGCCGTGCGCGGCACCTTCACCGACCCGCAGGACCACTGGCAGCCCACCGATTTTGTCCAGGTGGCCAACGCCCTCTATCAGCAGGAGGATGGCGGCGAGGCGATCTATCGGGATATCGCGCTGCCGTTCACCACTAACCGCATCGAGGCCCAGCGCATCGCCAAGGTGGAGCTGGAGACCCACCGCCAGGGGCTAACCGCCACCCTGCGGCTGAAGCTGGGGCCTGGCCTGAAGCTGAAGCCCTGGCAGGTGGTGACGGTGACGGTGCCGACCCTGGGGTGGAACGGCAAGCGGTTTCGCATCCGTGACTGGCAGCTGGTGCCGGAAGATGACGGCGCGCTGGGGGTGGATGTACAGGTGCAGGAGTATGCCGATGCCGCCTACGACTGGAATATGGGGCAGGCCACTGATCGGGACCTTGCGCCAAACACCAACCTGCCAGACCCCTTTTCGGTCGGCGCTCCAACCAATCTGGCCTTGGCCAGTGGCTCGGATGAGCTGCTGATCGCCGCCGATGGCACGGTGCATTCGCGCATTCATGTGAGTTGGAGCCTGCCCGCCGACAGCGGCATCATTCGCACCGAGGTGCAATATCGCAAGGTTGGCAATGCCGGGTGGAACTCGCTGCCCGCAGCACGGCGCGGCGAGACCAGCGCCTGGATCAGCCCGGTGAAGGATGGGCAGCTCTATGATGTGCGGGTCCGCACCGTCAACCTGTTTCTGATCCCCTCGGGGTGGCTGGCCGTCTATGGCCACCAGGTGGTGGGCAAGTTGGCACCTCCCGCTGATGTGGCGACGCTGAATGTGGATCGCCAGCCCGATGGTACCCGCCAGTTTGCCTGGTCCAAGGTCTCCGACCCCGACCTGGCCGGTTATGAGATCCGTTACCGGCTCGGCACCGGCTGGAGCTGGCAACAGATGACGCCGTTGCATGAGGGGTTGTTGGTCAGCTCCCCGTGGGAAACCAATCTACTAGCGGCCGGTGAGTACACCCTGGCGATCAAGGCGCGGGACACCAGCGGCAATGAGAGCCTCAACCCGCGCTATGTTACCTCAAACCTAGGTGATCCCCGTATCGGCGACGCTCTGGCCTATGAAAGTCCACACTTGATGGGGTGGCCAGGCACGCGCACCAACTGCGTTCCAGACGATGCCGGCGGTGCCCTGACCGCGATCGGCCAATATCAGTGGGATGACCTGAGTACCTGGGATGGTTGGCCCGAGTGGGCGCAGAATCACGCCACTCAGATCGCCTACGAACACCCCGCTATCGACCTGAGCGCGGTGGCGGCATTCACCCCATTGGCGAGCGCAGCTGCCGTTGGCAACCCGCTGGTTGAAATCGACTGGTCAACCGACGGGGTGAGCTGGGCAGGCTGGCAGGCGGCCCCGCCGAGCATTACCGCCCGCTATCTGAAGGCCCGTGTTACCGTCGATCAGGTCGATGGACGCATCCCACAGGTGCAGACGTTTACCATTGTCGCCTCCGGCAAGACCATCGGCGAGACGGTGAGCGACAGCGATACCAGCACCTGGAGCGGCTCAGCTGCCGCCGGCCGGGTGGTACCTATCGCCAAGAGCTACCAGGTGATCACCAGCCTGCGGGTGGCGCTGCAATCGGTCGGCCCCGGCTGGAGCTGGGAGATCGTCAACAAGACCCCCACTGGCCCCACCATTCGCCTCTACGACAACGGCACCCCCGCCGATGCCCTGGTGGATGTAGAGGTGGTCGGCATCCCTCCAACCGCGTAGGTACCCATTATGGCCTGGCCCACAGACGACCTCACCAATCAACACACCGACGAGGGGACAGACAACCCTTCCCTGGCGCGTAGTGTGCTCAATAGCCTGATCACCAAGGTCAAGACAATCATCGGCGCACGGGGGCAGGCGAGCGGGATCTGTGACCTGGATTCTGGCGCGAAAGTGCCGGTTGGGCGGCTGCCTGGCGGGGCTGGGTCTGGGATTAATGCTGACCTGGTTCAGGGGGTGCCTGGGGATGTGTTGGCGAGGACGGATATCAAGGAGTATTTCGCAGAACTCTCTTTGCTTCCAATCACAACGGCAGAAAATGGCGGGCGACAGGAGATTCAGGGAGCTAGTGGATATCCTCATGTTTATGTGGACAACTATGCCGGCGCTTATAAGGTCTGGAGGTCGGGCCTCGAACTGCTAAATGCGGGCAGCTGGGGGCTAAATATCCACGGGTTCACTGCCTGGCACGCTGGCAACGACGGCCCCAGCAGCGGCCTGGATGCCGACACCCTCCAGGGGCTTGGCCCCAACGACCTCGCCTCCGTCTCGGTGCTCTCTGGCGTCATTGCAGACGGCGGCACCATCCCACTGCCTGCCGGATATGCAGAGGCGGAGTGTAACTGGTTGGTGTCTATGGCTGAGGTGAGCCCATTGCCGCTTCAGTCGTGGAGTGGCGAGGCAAATTGTTTTACTACGGGGCGGGTCGTCACTGCGCAATGGTATGAAACCTCTGGGTCCACGTGGGAAGCAGGCAATGCCAACTATCTAATCATCGGAGTCAAATGATGTATGCGATCATCAATGCTGGGCAGCGGGTCATTGGCCTTGTTGACTACCCGCCTAACCTGGACGACCTTGACCAACGGGGGGAAGTCCCCATTCTGCTTGGCGGCCAGCAGGCACCCCAGATAGGTGATCGTTACGACCCGCTAAACCAGCAATTTACCACCCCGGAAATGCCGATTAGTGCGCTCTATCTTGGACAGCGCGCCGCTCTGCGCAATGCTTGCGAGCAAGCCATCGAGAGCGGCATCGTTCACGATGCGCTTGGGGCGCCGCATAGCTACCCAACCGGCCGAGACGACCAAAACCACCTTGCTGCACTTGGCCTCAAGGCCGAACGCGCCGAGCGCCTAGGCGAGCCATGGAGTGCAAAATACTGGTGCGCCGACGACACCAAAACATGGGCCAGACGGCCTCATAACGCCGCCCAGATCATCAGCCTTGGGGAGGCAGTCATGGCTCATGTGCAAGCCCAGCAAGACCGCTACGAAACCAAGCTGTTCGAGCTGGAGGCGGCCTACCAAAATGCAGATAGAGTGGCGATGCGTGGAGTTGTATGGTGATCCAGGATAAAACGCCGTTTAATCGTCTCTTACAGCGCCGTTAGCTGTCGCGTTTTATTTGTCGCATCGTCGCGTTTTATTTGTCGCGCTACAGGTAGGGCGATTTTGGCAAACAGCGGTAGGCTGAATAGGTTGCTGGCGTTAATGGAGAGTTGTTGATGATTGATGCTGATGGTGCCTTGACCTGACTGGATAAAGAGTAA